TGCCGGGCATCTACGACCTGAAGGCCGAGCTTGGCGGTGTGTCCACCACACTCACCGATTACGAAATCGGCGCGGTTACCCTGATTGACGACACCATTACAGATGATGCGCGGGTCTGGTCCAGCGAGAAAATCGACAACGCCATCACGGTCGCCGTGGATGCGGTGGAAATCTTCGCCACCCAAGAGGCCGACCGCGCCGAGGCCGCCGCCGACGAAGCCGAGAACGCCCGTGACGCCGCCCAGCTCGCTGCGGGGGTTTACGGGGACACGGCAGCGGGGCTCGCGGCCACCAGCGACGGTGGTTACTTCACGGTCCCCAGCGAAGACGAAGACGATTTCCTGATCCTGTATCGCAACGATGCGGGCTCTGCTGTGGAGATCGAGACCTACCCATCCACCGCTGCGATACGCAAGCGGGTCCTTGCCGTCCCCGACATCGCCGCCCTCCGCGCCCTGACGGGGGTGCAGGATGGGCAGTCTATTCGTTTGAATGGGGCGCTAGAGCCTGGAGATGGCGGTGGAAGCGATCTGGTTGTGCTCGGCGATGAGAACGGCGAAACGGACGATAACGGGTATACGTTCATCGTCGGCGGAAAACTGATTCGGCGAAACAGCAATGGGCCCGTCTGGTCGGGCTGGTTTTCGACACCGGACACCGGCATTGAAGATGCCACCCCGCGCATCCTGGATGCCGCCAGCGTTGGAAAGGGGCTTGTGCTCAGCGCTGGAACTTATCGGGTTGCATCCGATACCGCAGTGGAAACGCCGGTCACGTTCATGCCGGGGGCCGTTGTTGTGCCTGACGAGGGGGTCACGTTTGTCTGCGAGTCCGCGATAGCGCAGTCCGCCGGACAGCAGATTTTTGATCTTTCTGAGGGAGGCTTCGCGGGGGCGCGCAGCATGGCGTTCGCGGATCGCCGAGCCTATGGTTTCAGCACGGACAAACCAGAGTGCCCTTTCTCCTGGCAAGGGTCGATCCCGCTGCCGTCCGTGCTTTACCTCGACTCTGAGGGTCATGCGGTCACGGAGAGTTTTGACTTGTCTGACTATGCGCCGGTAACGGATGCCGATGTGTATGTATCACCCAGCGGGAGCAACGGGTCCGGAGATGGCAGCGTCGGCGCCCCGTACCGAACTATAGGGTTTGCTCGGTCACAGGTCGAAGCCGACGGCGGCATTACTGCCGCGACTTTCTACGTGGATGCCTCGGAGCCTCATTTCCGCCAGCATCCAACGAATGTAAGCCCGTCCAAAGACGCGGTGGTCAAGCCCTATAATGGAGAGCGGGCTCTTTTTATTGCCAGCTTCGACCATAGCGGAGACTGGTCATCCTACAGCGGCAATGCTTATAAAGCGACGGGCTCGATTTCCAGCGCCGGGCTTGTCGTAGACCGAAGCAACGTGGACGCCGAGGGCGATTGGCAAGAGCTTGAACTGGTCGCAAGCGCCGCCGAGGTTGTCAGCACCCCCGGTAGCTGGTTCCTCGACGGCTCCACTGTGTATGTTCACGCATTCGACTCGCGGGACCTGACGGGTGATCCTGATATTTTTGTCCTGCTCACCCAGTCGAACGGCACGCTCCCGGCGGGGAGTCAGCTATACATTGAGGATTGCGATTTCGTTGGCGGCTCAGGGGTGCTGGCCGCTGGGAAGCGGGCGGTGTTCATGCAAAAGAATTGTACCGGGAAACACCTTGTTGAAGGCGACGCGGTCACGTCCTCCGGCGCGGAAATTTACTCCCAGGATTGCATCCTTTCCCGAATCGCCCACGACGGCTTCTCCTACGATGAAAGCAGCGACGGAGCGGTCGGAGGCGTGGGTCTGGAGCTGAATTGCACTTCCCGATATTGCGGTACTCGCTTCGAGGCGAACACCGACAACGCCACCACAACGCACGACGGTTCCGCAACAGTCAGGATCAATGGTGAGTACCGGTCATCTATGGGGCCGATTGTGGCCGACGTGCTGGGCTCGAAATCATGGAATATCGGCTGCGACGTGAGCGATAGCCGGGCGTATTCGTCAGGGTCTCTGGGCTGGAGGCAACGGGCGAACTTCCTTTCACGCGAGGCGCATGTTTGGGTCGAAGGGGGCACGTCATCCACGGTAACCGAGACGATGTCGCCCCCAGGCGGCGTTAACCCCGGCAACGTGGTAGGGAGCGTCTACGACTTCTCGCCAAACGAAGGCTATATTTACACCAGGGCCGTCAAAAGCGCCCACCGAGTGGACCGAGAGAACAACACGACAGACCCACGCGAGCTCTTGGTTTTCTGACCAACCCACCCCGGCAATCTGAATAGGGAATCAGCATGGATAAATACGGGAGGTTATCGTGAGTAAGACTTCGGGCACCGATACAAGAGGCTGATATGGACCAGTACAACGACCCAACAGCACCGAGCTAACACCATGATGGACGAATACGGAAACGCACTGCCGGAAACTCAGCTCGCTGTCCAGAACCAGCGGATCACGGCCCTTGAGGCTAGTCACGCTGAAATCATGGCCGAGCTGAAGGCGATACGCGGCGAGCTATCGGAAGCCCGTGGCGGAATACGGATGGGCAAGTACATTGCCGGGTGCGTTGTGGCTATTGCGTCTGTCGGTGCTGCGATTTACGGAGTAGTGAAATGAGGCTGACTCGCTACGGCTACACCCCCATGGGCACGTTTGTTGTTTTTCTGGAACATGATATCCTTTGAGGAAACCAAGGAGGATATTGTGAGCAAGATAACACCCGAAGAGGCGCATGAGTTTTTCCGATACGACCCCGAGTCTGGCCAGATATTTTGGCGCCATGACCGGCGCAAGGCAGAGCGCCGCCTCGGGTTTCACGACAATCACGGGAAAAGATGAATGCCAAGGTTTAGCGCGTCCAGCCTCAAGAGGCTGGAATCATGCCACGATGACCTCAGGGTTATTTTTGGCGTGGTGATTGAGTCATTTGATTGCTCGGTTCTGGAGGGTCGGCGCGGGCGGGATGCCCAAAACGCCGCTTATGCTTCCGGAAAATCTCAACTTAAATACCCTCAGAGCAAGCATAACGAAAACCCCAGCATGGCGATAGATGTCGCTCCTTATCCAATTGACTGGGAGGATTTGGCGAGATTTAGGTTTTTTGCCGGGCACGTGATGGGGATTGCTTCATATTTGTTACGGACCGGGGATATCGGCCACAGACTTAGGTGGGGCGGGGATTGGGACATGGATACGCAAGTCTCTGACAATGGGCTCAACGACCTTGTCCATTTCGAGCTTGTGGCCCCGGAGTACCCCTGATGCCGGGCGGTGAGCGGGCCAAGTGGCTGACGTTCTTTGCCGTGATATGGGGCATGGCCCTGGTGACGTACGCCACCCACCAAGTGTTCGATGACATCACGCTTATTTCCGGCGCTGCCGCAACGGCGTATACTGCCCTTATCGGTATTCCCGCCACGGTATGGGGGTGGTTCGTATGGGCAAGGTCGAAAGATGGGCGTTCCTGATTCTCCTGCTGGTGGCGGTGCCCGCTATCAGTTTCCTGATAGGAGTTAGATATGCCTGCTATTGCATTGTTGATGCGTCACTGGAAGTGGCTAGCCGGGGCCGCTTTGGTCCTTGGCTTAATCGGCGTCGGCTGGTATGTGAATGGGCTCAGAAGCGAGGTCATCGCTTTGGAGGGGGCCAAGGCCAGGGCGGAGCAGATCGCGACTGAGAACGCCGCACAGGCCGCCAGACTGGGCGAGGAACTTGCACGGCGTGAAAGCATTGAGCAGGAATGGGCCGAGTGGCGCAAAGAGACTGCCGCCCGGTTCGATCAACTCCGGTCTGGTATCCGCAACGACTTGCAAGGTGCAACCGATGAACTCAAGGCTTGCTACTCCGTGCCTGTGCCTGACGCTTCTCTTGAGCGCCTGCGCCTCGGGGCCGGTCAAAACACAAATTGAGTACGTCCGGCCCCCGGCTGGGTACTTCGCCCCCTGTGCTGTCCCTGCGCCCGCTAACGGGCAGTTAGGTTATCTCGCACTGGAATACACCCTGATGCTGCAAGAGGCCCTGGCGGAGTGCAACGATCAGAACCGGGCCGGGCGTGAGTGGCTGGAATCCGCACAGTAGAACACATGCCCACCGATGACCCTATCCACCGTCATGCCCTCGGCCCAGCCGGGCGGGCGCCCTGAATGAAAGTGGTCTGCGCAAAAAGTGGCAGCGCCCCATCCATTCCACCGGCTGACCCAGGCCGCCTTGGCGACCGCTAGGGACTGGCGCCACGCCACGGACTCGGAATCAACCATCACCTTGCGCCGGGTCCACGCAAACTGCATCCGCTGGTACACAACGCCGCAGACTGTATCCGGCCAGCGCCCGCTCCGCTGACGCCGTATAATGACCTCTGCCACCGCGAACTGTCCCGGCAGTGGTTCGCCCCGGCTTTCGTGGTAGATCGCCGTAGCGAGGCATAGGATGGCTTCTGGCAGCATTAGAATATCGCCACGTCGAGGAATATCAGGGACAGCACTATAACGGCCAGGAAACCGGCCAAGTCGAATCCGCGCATGACACCTCCCTCGCTTCCCAGTACATCTGATTGAACACCCTGGCGCACGCCTCGGGATCGCGCCACACCTGTTCCGGTATCTGGTGGAATATCTCATTGGCCCGGACGATGTGCCCGCGCCCCACCTTGCCGACATAGAACCACTCGATCATGTCAGAACCTCCATTCCAGGTGCAGGGTAGACACTTCCACCGCAGTCGTTACCACCAGGGCAGCATGTCCGACGTTCAGCCGGGCACGCACACCGCCCACCGGCATACCGTAATCGTATCCCTCATAGCCGGTCCAGACTGCCGCGTAGGCGCCGACTTTCAACGGGCCGTTGCGATAGCCCACCCAGTCGTAACCCAGTCCATAGGCTTCATCGCCGTATGAATTGGTGAACCGCATGGCGCTGACGTTCCGGCACTGCACCCCGATCATGTCGTGGGTCTCGTTGTAGTCGTATTCCCGGTCGGCGTGGTAGCTCCACCCGCCGAACAGTACACGGTCGCACAGGGGCTCGGCTTGGGCGGGCTGCCAGCAGATGGCCAGCACGATGATCAATCCCACCAGGGCGCCGAAGGTCAGGCGCAGCAGGGCGCGGTCGGTGCTATTCATCTTTCAGTCCCTCCCGAACAATCCGCTCCGCACTGATGCCCAGGTTTCGGGCGCATTCCTGCAAGCCTTCCCGCAGGTTCGGAGCATTGGCTACTTGATAGCGGTCGCCCATGGCCATGTAAATATGCCAGCGGCGGCTACCGCGTTCTGATTTGGCTTCTATCTTGAGGTCGTTCATGCGTCCTCCCAAGGGGTATCCAGGTCTACGGAATCAAAAGCAAGCTGCTCGGTCCTGGCGTCACAATATGCCTCAATTGCGCCCTTTACGTCGCTGCCAGACCCCGCAACTTCCCAGCCGGATTTGGTGATCCCGTGAACCGTCCAGAGGCCGCGAGCGTTGCATTCTATTTTGGTGGCATCCGGGATTTCGGCAATGATATCTTTCATTTTTTTTCTCCATCTTCGTTGTCGATGGTTTAACTCTACCAATCAGCTCCAGGCCCGTCTGTATCTATCGTGTAACGAATTGTAACCGTGTGTTAGTCCATCGGGCGTATGATTTCCAGCACGCCCCGGCGCACCCGGTCGGCAAGTCGGACGCAGTACCCGGCATCATGGAAGCATATCGCCTGCCGGCATCCGGTCTGATCCGCCAAGAATTGCGCTTCCTCGATGGCATATTCCGGGTGTGTAAATGTGGGCTCAGGAACGCTCAAGTGACTTTCTCCGTGCTGCCGCGCATCGCTTACCGGACTTCCGCCGGGGCTCCGCTGGTTTCGTGACTGCATCTTCCAACTTCCAGCCTTTGACCTTGATACGATAATGGGCTGTGCTTTCCGGTATCCCGGTGATACGGCACAGGCGTTTGATGGTGGCGCCCCGGCTGACTTCCTGGCGGATGCTGGCGAAGGTCCACCCATCGCCACCGGGTCGTTCTGGCTCCCGGTCCCGGCTACGCTCCGCCCGCAGTTCCTCGACGGTAACGCCCAGGATGCTGGCGCACTCCGCCTCACGGAAACCGGCATTGCGCAACCGTGCGAGCGATGCTTGCCAGTCCATGCCGTGTGACAGGTTCCACGCCGCCAGCCTCTGCTCGGCGCTAATCGGGTTTTGGTGTTCCGTCCAGTTTGCCATCACTCTCTCCCTCTGCCATGGTGGCAGCGACGCGGACGATAGCGCGGCGCGTGGCGTATTTCGGTCTGGCGCCGTGACGCTCCCATAAAATCTCACCACCCAGTCCCGCGCAGTGGATTATGGTCGCCGGGCAGCGGACTTCAGGCCCCTCTATTTCGACAGTGAAGCCGAGCTTTACCGCCAGCCTCAGGGCGTCGCCGTCGTCTAGGAGAGGGTCCCACGCATGGTACGTTTTGCCCTCGTAATACATCGGCTGCCAAAGCTCCGTCGGGCCATCCCATTCAAGGCGAATGCCCGCCGCCTTCGCGGCCAGCTCCAGCAGCTCGCGGTCTGTGCGCTCAGTCATTCCCCGCCCTCCATCATCATCTGCAATTCGCTGTTCTGGCGCCGCAGGTGTTCATGGATACACTCCACCCGCAAGTGTTCCTCCACCAGACTTTCCGGGTCCATCACCGCAGAGTACAGCGCATCCTCGCACTCCGCTGTGTGCGTCCTGAAAAGCCGGTCCACCTTCTCCGATACGCTGTCTGTCCGCCCCGGCGCCAAGCCCCCAAGCCGTAGGGCAATCACACATTCGGAAAGCGCCAGTGTAGCCAGGGTGCCGTTAGCGCAGTAGTCCACGATAACGGTCGGCCCGCAGTCTTTGAACGGGTGCTGGTAGTTAGTTTGCATCGTTGTCTCCTATAGCCTTAGCTATGTCCTCGCGGTGAGCAAACAGCATCTTGTCCACCGCATCGTAAATCTTGCTGGCGTCTGATTCGGCCAGCCCCGGCACGCCGTCCAGCGCCGCGCCAATGTCCGCCATGACCTGCTCGCCGCGTTCCTCCCACCATTCCGCTGACGGATCGGTGAAGTCAGGCACCGCGTTATCGTGGGCGTGCTGTGCCGATGACAGGGTGCGCCGTTGAGCTGATTCTTGTGCGTAGGTCATTACCCATCGCCCCGCGCGGCCAGCATTTCATCCGCCATAATGTAAGCCTGCTCGGCGGTGGTTGGGCCCTCACCGGTCCATGTGCCCTCGCTGTCGCAGGCGCTTATTAGACCCTGCATTGCCTTCGCCGCGAAGTAGTCCCGCAGGGTCATGCCGAAAAGCTGCTGCCCCGTCTGGTCACAATGGACCGGAAAGGCTGGGCCGCTGTGCTTGAGTTCCTGTGTCATCCTCATTCCTCCGTTCGTTCAATGTACCCAAACGATACCGAACCTCCGGGTAACTGTCTGCTGCTCTTGTGTAACGATTTGTAACCGGATACAATGCCCTCATCCTCCTGCCGCGTCATGCGGCACCTCCTAGCCCGGCGGCTTCCTCCATCCTCCTAACTGGCCGCCGGGTTCTTTTTACGGTAACGATCCACCCGAATCACTTCATCGACCAGCCTGTCCCGGTATGGGCTCCGCTCAATCTCCACCCGCCGCATGTCCTTGGGCAGCCTGAGTATCCGGCAAGCCTCACGGTATATCCGCAAGGCATCCCGGTTGCGCTCTGTCTGCTGGTAGATGTTCAGCCTTATTCCTCCCTGCCGCGCTGGGCGGCCTGGCGCTCGAAATAGAACACCACCTCGGCGCCTGTCTCCTGGATCAGCCCGTAGGCTTTGGCCATCCGGTAGGTCTTCTGGTACAGGTTCAGGCTCTCGACGTGCTTCTTGAGCCAGCCGCGCCATACCTCCAGGTCCATCGGCCCTTTGCTGATGTTGCAGGGCGGGCAGGCCGGCATGAGGTTTTCCGGACAGTGCCGGTCAGGGTGCTGGCAGTCGGTCTGCGAAGAAACCAGTCGCCCGCCCACGAAGCCCAGGTCGCGGCGCACCGGTTCCAGGTGATCGACGTGCCAGCGCTCCGGCAGCTCCCCTCCGCAATAGGCGCAGAGGCCGCCGAATTTGTCGTGGACCTGCTGGCGCTCGGCTTTCGTCAGTCGCACTCGCCACCCCCACGCCCCTGGTGGGGCTCCGGCGGGGCGGGTAGTGGCATCCAATGCGTGTACGGCGCTTTTTCGCTCGGCCCTACAACGCTGCCGCAGTCTGGCGGGGCTACAGCCAGGAAGTGCTCGTAGCTCTCGCAGTGGGCAAACCAGTCTTCGTAGTCCTCGCTGATTAAATCGAGGTCGTAGTGCCCTTCGTCGTCGTGGTCGCCCGGCTGAGGCGGCGTGTACACGACCACCAGGGCGCTCACTTCAGGCAGGGCATCCTCAACACTAATCCATCTGCTCATTGCTCCCCTCCCTCTGCCATGGCGGCAGCGGCGCGGCGCTTGAACACGACGCTGCACCCATCTTCGCGGCGCAATTCGTTGCCTTCCTCGGTAATGACCGTGTAGCTCATGCACCGGTATCGTTCGCCCGAGCACTCCGGACGCCAATCGCAGGCCCGGCAAATGTTCCCCATCTCGGGAGTGGCCACCTCGGACTTGAGCACCGCGTAGAACCCCGGCGGTGCCTCGTCAGGGTCGATCACTGTAGGTATTTGCATTTGAATCATCGGCTCAGTCCTCACATAAATGCCGGATCGTCGTACAGGCAGTAACAGTCCCAGCACAGCGCGTGCCTCTTGGTCGGGTGATCTTTCCTTACCCACCGCTCTTTTGGGATAAACCGGCCGCAGTCTCCGCAATGGGTGTGGTATTCGAGCCGTTTTGGGGATGGCTCGCGGTCTGTGCGCTCAGCGGTCATGATGCACCTCCCGATACAGTCGCATTTCCATGTAGGGCAGCCCCTTATGGCCGAGGCCGGTGCCCACGGTCTCGATGCGTTCACCGGCCATTTGCGCCAGCTCGCAGATATGCCGGACGCCCAGCCAGAACCGGCCACACTCATGCATTCCGGCTCCCTGCTGAGGGACAATGAGGCTATAGATTGCAGTCGGGCGCTCAGTCATTGGGGTGCTCCTTGCTCGGCGGCGCGCTCAACGGCCTGCATCGCAGCGGCGTACCCCTCGGAGAAGCCAGACAGCCAGTGATTCACCTCGAAGGGGATCGGCTCGCCGTCATCCCGGCGGGTGGTTTTGCGCATCGAGAAAATGCAGAACTCGGTGGTGGTCTCGATTCCGAATTTCTCATTGATGGCCAGGTCGACGGTGGTGTTGAAGTCGTTGGCCAGGGCGTCGTGCATCGCTTTCAGTTTGGTTCGTCTCATGACGGCTCACCCTCCTTCCCGGCGCGGAGACGGCTACCCTGCTCCAATGCCTCGCGGGCAATACGGCGGCAGGTCGGGTAGTCCAGTTCCCACTCCGGGCTTTTCGGGTAAGGCGCGATTTTCTCCAGAGCCTCCCGCAGTGCCGCTATCTCCCGCTCATCCGGTGCACATACAGCACAGGTTTTAGATTCATCATGAATGTTCAATGTGCCGTCTTCTCGCTCACAACCTACTTGTTTATTTGATCTACCAGGATCGCTTGCAGGTTGCTCCCCTGTGTGAGCCGCCCATACCGCCTGCGCCACGCGCGCCTCTTCGTCCGTGATGCGGTCCGCGTATTCGGTCCACATATCGCCACGGATGCCGTCAGCCCAAGCCAGGACGTGCGGCAGTTCTACCAGCTCCAGTGGCATGTCGCTATCGTCCGACTCCCCGGCGGGCGCGGTGGGGGCGGCGGCGAGCATGGCATCGGCCAAGTGATACAAAATTACCGGTGCGATGGATGATCTATCGTCCTCGTCCATTGACGCGCAGTAACCACCAATGTCGGGATGCTGGACTGTGATCCGGTCATCCACTCGGCGTATGAGCCAGCCCTCCGGCACCGCCACCTGGGGCGCGGGGTGGGTGTAGATGGCATCGACGACCGCCTGCCACTGATCGCAGCCGCGCGGATCGTAATCCCGCTCTTTGCGTGCCGCGCTGTAGCCTGCAAGATAAAGAGCGTCGGCGAGATCTTCTTTATCAACCACCTCCCCCTCGGCATGGGAGAGGGCGTAGGATAGAACGCACTGCTCGATGTCGGTCAGTTCTGACTCCATGCACGTTACGCCGTGCTCTTGGCGCATCAGGCTGAAAAGCTCCTGACGGCCTGCTTCTCTCTGCTGCTCAGTCATTGCTATTTCCTCCTAGTTACAGGGCCACTATATCAGTGGCCCGGATGGTGTTCTGTTGTAGTTTTGTAACAGACTGTTACTGTGCGTTTAGGCCCTCGCCGTTTTCATCATGCCACGCCTTGTGGCATGACGGGCAAAGCCACCTAACGTTTAAAGGTTTTAGGTAGTCATCGTGATGGGCGTGCGAATTGCCGCCATCGCCGCATTTTTCGCATGGCTGCCTGGCCAGCTTCCCGGCTCGTATTGCTCGCCCAACAATTCCGTGCGCCCTGTACTTGTTGGGATATTTCTGTCTGTACTCCCTGATGTATTGACTGTCCTGCCTATTGCCTCTGGCTTTGTCATATTCCCGGTAGTATTCCACTCTTTTGGACCTGTTCTCCCTAACATCCCTTTTGTTGCACTCAATACATTTATTCACATGCCCGTCAGCCATCCGGGGGTGGCGATAAAATGCGGAGAGTGGTTTCACCTCTCCGCATTTAAAGCACTTCTTTTCTTCCATATACCTGTCCTAGTTTTTACGTCCCGGACTAGGCTACCACCTTATGGGGGCAATTAAAAGGGACTCACTTAAAAGGTATGTCGTCGTCGAAGTCCGGCTCCGCCTGCCCGCCCTGCTCCTGCTGCTGGCCACCCTGGCGCGCACCGCCTTGGGGCTTGCCGCCAACCAGTGTGACATCGTTGCAGCGCATTTGCAGGTATGTCTTGCCGTTGTGTTCCCGCGTTGACAGCTCGCCGGATACGATCACCTGCTGGCCCTTGACCAGATACGGGCCCAGCGCATCACCGCGCTTACCCCACAGTGAGCAGTCAATCCAGATGGTTTGTTCCTTGTCGCCAAAGCCCGCCTTAGCTGCGACCGGGAATCCGGTGACGGTGGAGCCGCCAGCCTGTCGAACGGCGGCGTCTTTGCCAAGGTTGCCGGATGCTGTAAATACGTTCATATCATTCCACCTTTTTCAAGTGTGCGATTTCATCCGCGCTCAGCTCTTTGCCGACCGCGATTTTGAGTTGCGTCCCTGCCTGTAGCTCCTGCTTAAGTTCAGACAGGCCAGTCAGGTCGGAATTGGAAATAGCCTCCCGGATTCCGTCCACATACTGCGCCACCGCTTCTGAGCAGCGCTGCTCCATGGTACGAACCTTGGATTTCTGGTGACTGTTCAGCTTGCCGAACAAGCCATTCCATGCCGCCTGATCCTTGCGCGTGACCTCCATGAACTGGAACACGTCATCGGCTTCGATGGCCTTGATGGCTGCATTCAGAAGGTAGTCATTGGCGCCGAACATCCGTTTTTGCCACTCACCAATATCCTGCCTGATCCGATCCTGTGTTGGGCCACTGAATTTGTAAGACCGCCCGGCGGCCTCAAGCGGATACCACGTATTCGGACAGGAGTACAGGTATTGGGCAATCCCCCAATTGACGCAGGCTCGCTTGAACGCATCCGAAAATGCACCCTTCTCGGCCTCCACCTGGGTCTCCCCGGCACCGTCCCCCTTCCACACCCATTCGCCGTCAAACCGTATCCCGACTTCGCAGTAAAGCCTCTGGCCATCCGACCATGGATAGCGGCGCTGCCAGTTCTGCGCACCAACAACGCTGTCCAGCAGCCGCATGGCGTCACGGGCGTCGATGTATGCCAGCGCAATTCCTTTGCTCTTGTCCTTGCTGGTGGCCCCCACCCGAAAGTGTAGGGCCTCCACCGGAAGCGGCTGCGATAGCCGCGCTATGACCTCTTCGATGTCCACGCTAGTACCTCCTGCAATTGGTTTTCTGCTGAACGCATCCGGGCCATCCATTCGTCGGAAAACGGGCGAGGCTCGAGGGCTGGGCATCCCGCCTCAAACCATCGCCGTTCCTCCTGCTCTTGTTGATGTGCTTCCTGTTCGGTCATGATCCGCTCCATGATGTTCCAGGTTTCGGGTCCAGCTTCACAAACACCTTGCGAATGAGGCGGGGCCGGGCGCTTTCTGCGTCCGTGGTTTCGATGTCATCAATCTCCACGGACCGAACATAGCCTTCGGTCTGGCGCTCAAGGTCAGCCAAGATGCTGGCTATCTTGTCCTCGGCGATGGATATTACGTTGCCGGTCATTCTGATTCCTCCTGTTTATGTGTGGGAGTGATGGCGTCGGCCCGGACAATGGCGACCTCGGTGCAACGATCACAGTTTTCGTCTTTGGCGTCGTAAATATCGTAGTCGTCGCCGGAGACATGGTGATACCACCCGCGAGCCAGTATCGCATCCTCCGGCACCGCCACTTGGGGGGCGGACAAGGTCTGCTCTGCGATGGCCTGCAAAATATCCTCGGCGTCATCGGCTGATACCTGTCCACCTGCGATCTGCTCCCACGTGTAGCCGTCAGAGATAAGCTTGCTGGGCAGCACCGCCATGGTCAGGTGTTTCGGCTCGGGCGCGGGTCGCCCCTTGAACAGCGGCACCATGGTAATGCCCTCTCGCTCGTAGTCGTCCCGATCCTCAGCGCAGAACATGATCACCGACGAATCGTTATCCTCGCCCTCTGGAACCCAGGCGTAAGGCTGCGCCTCCCCCTCGGCATGGGAGAGGGCGGCGCGGATCACATCAATCTCTGGAGACCACAGCATGCGGTCCCCGTTATTCAGGCCGCCCAGTACACGGCGCAGTGCCTCTTGGGGTGATACAAAATAACCGGTCATTCCTGTTCCTCCTAGTTTATCTTCTACCTGTAAAGCGTAGTCTGGCTTAGCTTTTGGGGGATTATTTAAACTACTTGTCTTTGTCGATCACCCGGAACGTGATATGCATGGTGCGCTGCGCACCGGGTTTATACCCGTTAATCCACTCATCGCCATGCACCGTCCGGGGCTGGCTGCTTTCCTCGATATTCAGCACTTCCTTCACGCCGCTTTTGATTTCGTCCACCAGTCCCTGTATCGCCGCTACGGCACGGTCTTGCGGGGTGCTGCAAAACCGCTCCATGAACGGCCACAGGTTGCATGCCACGGCTTCGGCGTTGATGCCCCGCTCGCTGCGCGGAGAATTGCGCCACCGCTCCCATAGCATCTGAATACAGCGGATGGGCGTCAGAGTGGCCAGCACTTCGTCCCGATCTATAACCCCGCAGCTTGCCAGCTCTTTGGCGTGATCGACGCCGCGATCCGGGCCTGCAAAAAACACATGGTCTCGCTGGCGCCAGCGAGCGCACGAGTTCATGAATCGCGCCACATCCTCCATAACATCGACCGCCTCTGCCATGGTTAGCTCGTGTTGGTCTTTCATGCTTCCTCCTGAGTGTGGTTGGGCGGCATCAGACGAACCAGGAACTCCCGACCAGATATCCGCTTTACTACCGTGTATTGAATGTCATCAAGGCCAATCAGGTCGCCCTCTTGAGCGTCTATATCTTGGTCCTCAACTTCCAGCTTCATGGGGAACATAGAGAAAAATGCCTCGGAATCCTCCTGGTCGCCCCTCCATACCGATTCGTCTACGTCGTTTATGGTCAGGGTTAGCTCCCGCTTGACTCCCGGTTTGCCTCCGCCATCAAGTTGTTTCGGCCCCTCCATCGTTTCCTCCTAGCCTGTTGTTGAATGTCTATGGTTGCTATCATGCCTCGTTCCCGATATAGTGTCAAATATTAAATTAACTAGGAGACTGGCATGCATATCGGTAAAGCTGTGAAGGGAATGGCCGCTATGCGCGGCGTAACGGGCAGAGAGTTGGGGCGCCGTCTGGGCCTGAGCCCCCATGGGATGCATCAAAGACTGGCCCGGCAGGATTGGAAGTACGGCCAACTGAAAGAGGCGGCGGAGCACCTGAACGTGAATGTGCAGGACATCCTTGATCTGGCCGAGCAGGCATAAAGAACCCCGGCGCTGGCAGCTAACCGGGGCACTACACACAGTGGAGGTATTATGAAAGCACGACCGATTTTGTTCAAGCCCGACATGGTGCGCGCCATCTTGGATGGGCGGAAGACGGAGACGCGGCGGATCGTGAAGGCCCCCGTTTTGACCTATGAGCGCCTGTCCGGTGAGGCCTGGGATATGGACGTCAAGGATGGCGTTCTAACCGCTTCAACGACCAGTTACCGGCGGGGCGTTCCGCCTATGGCCGCTGGCGGTTTTGATCTGGCCTGCCCCTACGGCGTCCCCGGTGACGTTTTGTGGGTGCGCGAAGCGTTCAGCGGCTGGCACGGCAACGAAGGAGCCCCGCCAAGCGAATGGGACGCTCACCCGGATTTAATCTGGTATTGGGCCGATGGGAATGTCGCCAGCTTCGATGCTACGCGACCAAAGCCCAGCATCCACATGCCGAAGTGGGCCAGCCGACTCACTCTGGAAATCACCGACGTGCGCGTGGAGCGGTTGCAGGACATTAGCGAGGAAGATGCCGAGTGCGAAGGCGTCGTTCCCGCCACGCCGCCTGAGCAAACCGGCGCCCGGCACAAGCCTGCTTTCCGTTACCTCTGGGAGGGCATCAACGGCGAGAAATCCTGGGCCGCAAACCCTTGGGTATGGGTCGTGGAGTTCCGGCCCCACCACATGAACGTCGATGCGTTTCTGGATGACCGGGAGGTTATCTAATGGCTCGCGCCCGAAACATCAAGCCAGCATTCTTCGACAATGACACTCTGGCCCTCAACAACGATCCGCTGGGGCGCCTGCTGTTCATCGGCCTGTGGACCCTGGCCGATTACAACGGCAACCTGGAGTGGCGAGCCCATCGAATCAAGGTGAAGCTTCTGCCCTACGACGACTGCGACGTGGGGCGGCTCGCGATTAATCTGGATAAATCTGGATTCGTACGGTTCTACTCGGACGGCGATAGGGTGCTGCTCAACATTCCCAATTTCACCCTGCATCAGAACCCGCATAAGAACGAGCGTGATAAGGGAGCCGCTGTTGCGGACTATAGTGACGAAGGGAGGCAACTCATTGATTTGCAAGGGCTCACGATTAATCGCGATAAATCCGGATCAATACCGGAGGACTCTACTAGTGATCGTGCTGATTCCCTCTTACTGAATCCTGAATCCCCCATCCTGAATCCTGAATCCACACCTCCGGCCAAGCCGCAAGGTGTGGGCAAAGGTCGTGCTGGCAAGCGGGGGTATCCAGAAGAGTTTGAGCGGGCATGGGCTGAATACCCCAAGCGAGCAGGCGGCAACCCAAAGCGGGATGCTTGCAAAGCCTGGGAGGCCAGGGTCAAGGCCGGGGCGAACCCTGACGACATCCTGGCGGGTGTCCAGCGTTACGCTGCGTTCTGCCGACTGACTGACAAGATCGGGACCGAGTACGTCAAACAGGGCGCTACGTTCTTCGGACCCAGCGAGCACTATCTGGACGACTGGACGCCGCCCCCGGCTGGCAAAGGTCCGGGCCAGCGGAAAGAGACACCCCAAGAGCGCGGCGAGCGCATGGCGAGAGAGCGAGGGATTATCCCATGAATGCGACCGACTACCCGGAATTTGTCACCCTGTGGACGCAGGCGTTCGACCTGTACGGCAAGTCCCCCTCGGACGGAGCGCTGGACCTGACGTTCGCCGCGCTGCAACGCTACGAGCTTGACGACATCCGCCGCGCCCTGACCGCCCACGTCAACGACACGCAGCACGGTGATTTCGTGCCCAAGCCTGCGGACATCGTGCGCCACATCGACGGCGACGGCGACACCAGGGCTTTGTCGGCATGGTCACAGGTCGAGGACACGATGCGCCGGGTGGGGAATTACCAGACCGTCATATTCGATGACCCCCGGACCATGGCGGCTATCGAAGAAATGGGCGGCTGGATCAAGCTATGTCAGGTGACGGACAAGGAGCTGCCGTTCACGGGCAATGCATTCAAGAAGCGTTACCAGTCGTACCTATCCCGCCCGCCCGAGCGTTTCCCCGCCAAGCTGGTGGGCGTTCAGGAAGCGTCCAACGCGGGCGAGCATGATGCGTTCGTGCCCGAGCCTCGGCTGATCGGTGATCCGCAGAAGTGCCTCGCCGTGCGCGAGCAGGGCCAAGAGAAGCGCCCCGGCCCCATGCGCCTGTCGGATGCACTGGCGACCGCCCAGAAGGCTATCGGGGGTGGGGCGTGAAGAAAACCCAACTCAACTCCCTGGCCGACACTGGCCGACTCATGGAGCTGGTCAACGAGCAGGGCTTTCCGTGCGCGGTATCCGTGGGGCCGGTCAGGCGGTCACTCAATCAAAACGATTTGTATTGGCGCTGGCTGACGGATATGGCAAAGTGGTTCACCGCCCGAGGCCATGAAATCGACAAGGACAGCCTGCACGACCTGATGCGCCACCAGTTCCTTGGATACGAGGATAAGCAGATTGGCCGGGTAAAGATCGAAGCGCAACTGCGCTCCACCGCGTCCCTGGACCGCGCGGAAATGGCGCAGTACATGGACATGGTAGACCAGTGGGCGGCGGACAAGGGGTGTCTCTTGGTCAAGCCTGCCGACAGCGAATACGTTAAGTGGATGCAGGAAAACGGAGGAATGGCATGACAATCAGCTGCAATGTAACAATCTATTTCACAGTGACCCGGCGCTGGTTCTATCGCCCGGTGGCTTGGCTGTTTCTGTCGGCGGCGTTCCTGGCTGTGCTGTTCGGGCGCGACCGTGACGCCACGGCAAACTGGGCCGCATCGCAGATCATCAAGTACGGCATGAGGCTGCACCCGCATGTCCAGTGGGATACCGGGGAGGATTCCGGATGGATTGGCGTTGAGAGCGCAATTCCCGAAGATGGCGAAAGCTGCTTCGTAAGATGCGAGGGGCGGAAAGGGTGCCTGATCGGTGAGCGGTGGAACGGTGAATGGGTGGGGCGTGTCGGCGGTTGGCGCACGGGCGCGATTCCTGTCACTCACTGGCGCCCCATGCGGGAGCGGCCCGGTGCGTAAGTGCCGACACTGCCGCACCGAGATACCGCCCAAAGCCAAGTCGGATCACTGGCAGCGGGCGGGGTTCTGCAATCTGGATCACATGGCCGCACACGGGCTCCAAAAGGCTCAGGAGCAGCGCAAGCGCAAGGCCGACCGCGAGGCCGAGGAAAGCCGAAAACGTCTCAGGGAGCGCAAGGCGGCGCTCAAAACACGGTCCCAGTGGGCCAGGGAGGCGCAGAAAGAGTTTAACGCCTATATACGCGAGAGAGACCGGGCGCTTCCCTGCATATCCTGCGGTCGTCACCACCAGGGGCAATGGCATGCGGGGCACTATAGGTCAGTCGGAGCCGCCCCGGAGCTGCGATTCAACACTCTCAACGTACACAAACAGTGCGCCCCCTGTAATGTCCATTTGTCATCGAACGCTGTAAACTATAGAATTGGACTTGTTGATCGTGTAGGCATTGATGCGGTGCTCGCCCTAGAGTCGGAGGCTGGGCCGAAGAGGTTTAGCATTGATTACCTGCGGAGAATGAAGTCTGTTTTTGGCAGGCGGGCGCGGCATCAGAGGCGGATAAATGAAAGAAAGGGTGATAGTGAGTCCTGGTGATAGATCGGGAAGGCTTGTGGCTATCGAGTGTGTTCGCAGAAAGGAGGGAGTATACATCCTCTGCCGTTGCGATTGCGGCAAGGAGCTTGAGGTTTACAAGGGTAATTACACCTCCGGACGATCCCTGAGTTGTGGGTGTCTCCGTAGTGACCTGCTGTCCAAAACCAAAAGGACGCACGGCATGAGCAAGTCCAAGGAGTACCGTGCTTGGAATAATATGCTGACGCGTTGCTATAACCCGAAAAGCCAGCGCTATCATCGCTACGGGGGAAGGGGTATTCGAGTGTGCGAACAATGGGTCAAGTCCTTTCAGAACTTTATATCCGATATGGGAGTGGCCCCAACGGAGCTGCACACGATTGGAAGAATTGATAACGATGGGAACTATTGTCCCGAGAATTGCAGGTGGGAGCTTCCCGAGCAGCAGGCGGCAAATACATCGAGGTCGGTGCGAGTTCAGACGGATCACGGGGAGATGTCGGCCAAAGAGGCCGCCGCTTTTTATGGTGTGACTTATGGGGCCCTAATCCAAAGAATCCAGGCGGGAAGATCGAAGTCGGACTTAAGTAAAGCCAGTCTTCACCTTCAAATTATAGAAGTGGACGGCGTTTCTGGGCCGACCACTTACTGGATGAAGGAGGCCGGGATTCCGATATCGTCATTTTATTACCACATGCGGAAAGGATTGACTCGAGAGCAGATCGTAAGAAAGTACCTCGCAAGGAATGGCAACCGTACATCCCGGAAAGAAGCATCACGCTGATTGCTATTTTGATCATTGTTGGCCTCCGGGGCACCAATGCAGCAAATCAGGCGAATTATTAAAAATATATCCTATATAACTAATCGGTATATGAAAAAGCTGGACCTGAGTGATGGGCGTGGTAGAGTTTAATTGTCTGGTGAATGCGCAGGCTGATGCGCCGAGGGCAAAGAGTGACTAACCGGTTACCTCACCGGTAGTTCGGAATGCTTGAGCTAAGCCGGAGATCAGCACCGGCCACCAGTCCGACTCGCCGCCGTAAGCGGCGCACCTTATCGGGAAGGGTTGAGTTGCGCAGTAAGCGATCCCCGACGTTCATCGGGTAGCGGTGAATACGCGTAGGGCGAAGTTGCGATGGAGCCCGAGAATAACCGCCAACCCTTCGCCGATGCGGTGACCTATCAGGGGATAAAACGGCATTGCGTCCGCCCCCGATGACGGGTAAGCATCACTCTCCGCCTTCGGGCGGCGCGACGTGAGCGAGGTCTGTACAGCCTCGGATAATCGGCAGGAGCGTAATCCCTGCGCCGGAGCCCGTAACCGGCTACTGTATCAGAGTGTCGTCCGGGAGACGCGCCTGCCCACGGGGCGCTCGTCGTGGGACGGTACCGGCGGCACTCTGATGCGGTGAAGCCGCTGCGGGCCAATACGCAGAGCAGGCGGAGCGAGCCTTAAAACCGCACTCACGTCAAGCGTGGGCGCCGCACTTATAACTAGGAGGATTTATGGCTTACGAAATCAGCAAAGACCTTGAGTGGCTGGCTCGCAATGTATCCGAGTGGCCTGATGATGAAGATGCTTACTTGATTGGACTGGACCCAGACGGTGAGGTTCGTTGGGGGCCTGATACCGTGAGCCATGATTTTTACCCGAACGATCCTCCGAAGGATTTGGTGGCGCGCTGTTTCTTACTTTCAGGGAACGAGGGCCACACCCGCATGGAGTGGGAGCTGGCCCGCCACATTTTGAACTGCGCATCGGACGGCGAATAACCAGGAGTAACCATGAGCAAGCACACATCAATCCACTACGGCGAGAAGCCCTATAACGCCACCGTCCTGCCGACCATCGAGGATGACGGCTGGGCCTTGCTGGGCGGCAAGCGGACCACCAGCCGGGCGGTGGCTGTACGCCATGCCAAAGCCCTGTCTGACGAAATGCGGCACTGGCGCCCGGTAATGCGCCAAGAGCCTCAAAACTACTGAGGGGTACGGCATGGGGAAGCTGACGATAGAAGACGTGGGCCGCATGGTTGATGAAGGGATGACCGCCGCCGAAATCGCCAAGCGGTACGGGCGCGACCTGTCCAACGTCGCCAAGCAGGTGCGGTGGCACAAGGCTCAAAACGCGCCACTGTCGGAGCCGCTGGCCGGAGGGCGAATCGATAGAGCGACACAGGGCTACGTGGTCACGGCGGCGCAGAACAACACATCCGTCCACCGCAAGTTCCTGCGCACCCTTGAGCATTATTGCAAGCTCCACCGTTACCAGCTTATCGTTATCCCGATGCGATACCGCAATCCGACCAGCCCCAAGGAGGCGGGCAAGTCCGAGGATGGGGAGTGGTGGGCCTCTGAGGTCAGGCCGTATCTGTTCGGTGAGGATTCCGACCTAGCGCCCAATCTCCGTTTGATGGGGTCCATTCGCATTAGCCCGACGGCGATCCGTCCGCTGTCCAGCCTTGAGGCGTTCGGAGGTGAGTCCAGCACGATCTATGGCCACACCAAGGTGGCGCTTGAGTCAACTCCGACCCGCGCCGCCAGCATGGCCAAGCTCATGTACACCACCGGCTGCGTAACCCGGCCCAACTACTCGGACAGCAAAGCCGGTCGTAAGGGCGAGTTCCATCACGTCTATGGTGCTGTGGTCGTACAAAAGGACGGTGACCTGTTCCATTTGCGGCACATTCACGGCCAAGAGAATGGCGCCTTTTACGACCTGGATTGCAAGTACGGCGGCGACAGCGTGACGGACGGCCACCGCCTGACGTCCCTGGTGCCCGGCGACATTCACGCGGAAATGGTCAGCCAAGACGCCATGGGCGCCTATAATCGCGTCTGCGACCGGCTACGCCCCAAGCGGGTGATCGGCCACGATGTCCTTAACTTCGGCTCAGCGAGCCACCACAACACCTTCTTCGAGAAGTTCAAGCGCCACCAGACCGGAACGGACTGCGTGTACTCGGAGATTGAGACGACCTGCGCCGTCATGGACGAGCTGGCATCCCGAACCGACCGGCTCCACATCATCGCATCGAACCACAACGACCACTTCACCAAGTGGCTGGAATGCGAGAAGAACGCCAACGACGTGCGCAACGCCTGGGTCTATGCCCAGACCAGGGCTTACTACCTTGGCGAGATAATGGAGGGCCGGGAACCGATGAGCCCACTGGAATACTGGGCGGCGCAATTGTGCCAGCACTACCGGCGCATGACGTTCATTGGGCGCAATGAGGGCCTGATGCTGGGCGGGGTGGAGCATGCCTATCACGGGGACAAGGGGCCGAACGGTGCGCGAGGGTCAACCCGCAACCTGTCCCGGATCGGGGCGAAGGTGAGTAAGGGTCACTCGCATGATGTTGCCATCATTGACGGCGCCTACAGTGCTGGAACCTTCTCCATTCTGGACCCCGAATATACCCACGGCGCCCCATCAAGCTGGATCAACTCCATGGTTGCCATGTACCCCAATGGCAAGCGAACCCATATTCATGTGATCAAAGGGAGGTGCGGGGTATGATTTATGCCTCCGCCTTCCTGGCTGCCTTCATCGGTGTTGCGCTGAAATCGATGCAGCAACTGAACGTGATGCGCGGCAGATATTGGCTTGTCCCTGCATTTAGTTATGGACTTGCCGTCGCCGAGGTGGTTATTATCGGTCAGGTGGCCAAGGATCAAGGATCGCTTGCCTGGCTGATGTTCTGGATTGGAACCGGCGGCTGGATGGGCTGCTACCTGAGCATGTTTATTGATAGGAGGATGGATAAATGAGTAGCGTCAACGTTAGAGATATGTGCTACAAGGTCGAAGACGCCATGGAATACCGGCGCTGGGTGGAAGAGATTCCCTTTATTCCTGTTCCTGATGGGTGCCAGATTGCCCCTATCCCGCCATTCGCTGGTGCGGTTGCGCGCTTCAGATTCCGCCGCTCAGATGGCCACATCAAAAGCGTTTACCTTGACTGCTATGACCGTCTCGGGTGCTGTGGTTCGCCGTACTGGGAGGTCTACCCGCACGATGGTGACGTTGGTCGGTGTGCTATGGAAGATGTGGATGCATTGGTAAAGATGCTGATGGAGGATTAACCATGGCCGATGAAGCCGATATTGCCCAAGACTACATAGACCGCACTGTCTCCGAGTCGGTGCGCCGTGCCCGCCAGCAGAGTGGCCCCAGCCGGACGCACTGCCTGGACTGCCACGACCCGATCCCGGAAATGCGCCAGCGGATCGGCGGCGTAACCCGCTGCATCGACTGTGCCGAACTGGCCGAGCGTCGCGGTTACAATTCGTAACACAAACACAACAGAAAGTAACCCTATGACAGGATACATTATCTACACACTTGGACTGGCCGCTGGCGGGTATGTGATGCTCGGTGCGGCCCTGAACATGATTTAGGAGGATGTATGGATATTGAGGAATTGGCTCCGCACTGGGCAACACATACAGCGGTGGCGCGCCCGGAATCGGGACGGCGCCGCCCGGCCTGGATTGGGAGTAAATATTACCAATACCACGGCGGAATGCAGTCGGATATCGTCTTTGTCTTGGGAGATGCGGGCGCCCTAAACCGGTGGGAATTCGTGGATTTCACTCCTATACAGGGGCGATCTTCGGAATACACCGGCGGCAGCGTCTCCTACTACACTGTGCGAGTCCTGGAACCCACCGACCCAGCCCATGACCAATACGACGCGGAGTGTAACGACATCATCGAAGCACTCCAGATGAACTACGCCGAGGGAAACGCCTTCAAGGCCCTGTGGCGACGTGCTGCGGCCCGCCTTGGCAAGCAAAAACGTGGCTATGATGGCGGGCTGTACGATGCCGAGAAGGTCGAGTTTTTCGGTGCCCGGCTGGTGGAGCAAAGCAAGCAGGAGAGGGGCAATGACTGACATCCTCGGACACGACGTAAACGGGCGCCCGCTGCGGGCTGGGGATCGGGTGCGATGTTTGCTCGACGGAGACGTTGGGACAATTCGCGGGCCGGCGGCGCAACATGACTGGCACCCCACGGATCGCAACTGCTTAACGGTCGACTGGGTTTCTGGCTCAGACGCGGACGCTGACGACCTGAATCTCCGCCGCATCGATGACCGCACCGACCACCGGCCCAGCGAATACACCTACGACGAACTCCTAGACAGACTGAAAACCGGAGCCCCGAACCATGCCAAAGCATAAGGCCTATGCCCGAGAATCCAGCGGGAGCAAGCTCATAGCAATGGAGGTCAATACCCCCGAGGCCGACCCATCGCGGTATCTGGCCACCATGCACCGTGACTTGCGTGCGGAGTGCCCAAGGGTGGGCGTCAGGTGGCCGGTGTTGATCCGTGTGGATTGCGAGGATTCGGTGGAGGATCAGTCGCCCATGCTGGCGTGACTGGGCCGAAATCGGTATAATTGTAAGATAATCATAGAGTTAGGAGGAATCATGGATATCGAAAGACTGAAAACAGACCCGGCCTATTGGGATGAAGTGGCGCCGGAGGGCGCGGAGTTTGCAGCAGACCGCCACTCCCTAGGTCTCGTTCGCTGGTATCGGGGGATAACCCGGGGGCCGAACCCTTGCTACGAATACTGTTCCGGCGATGAGGCCGTATGGGTGCCGGGAGATGGTGAGCCACTACATCCCTATTTTCCGCGCCCCTCCCAATCCCAGAAGGACCTACAGGACCTAATCCCCCGCCCCACCCAATGGCGCGGGCCCGAGGATGGCCTGCCGCCGGTCGGGACAATGTGCGAATACGCAGCTTCGTCGAAAGTGCCGGGTGATCCTTCTGAGTGGCGGCCGGGTGATCGGGTCGAGATTCTAGCTCACAGACAGGCACTGGCGGCCACGGTCGCCGTCGGATGGAATCTGAGAACCGGCACCGCTGGGGGCTCTGTCGCAGCGATCCTCCGCCCCCTCAAATCCGACAAGGAGCGGGCGGTGGAGGCTGCCATGGGTTCGATCAGCAACATCACCACCATGGAGTGGAAGTGCCGCCGCCAATTCTTGGAGCAGTGCTACGACGCCGGCCTTCTCCGCCTGCCGGAGGACACCCAATGACACTCTATCTATGTATCGCTGCCTATCTGGCTGTTGCTGTTCTGATCTACGGGATTGTATGCGGCCTGGAATGGTCCGAATTCGGATATTGGAGCGGATGGGGTCGGAGAGACACGCTGTGGTGCATGACTTATGCCCTTCTGCTGCCAATCGGTATTGGGCATGTGATCATGCGCGGTTGTTCTGTCTGGCGTGGCGGCCTTGATCGAATGCCGTTTCGTCCCCGCTGGTACTTCCGAAGCCGGAGGCCGGCGCGGGAGTCGCGCAAGTCGAGCGCCGAGGCCGAACAAGGGCGCCGTGAGCGCATGGAGGAAAGCAGCCTCATGCTGAAAAAGCAGCTTCAGGAAATGAGCGATCTTTCCAAAAGGCTTGACAGGGAGGCCCAAGAGCGTCGCCGCCAAGAGTTTCGCGAGGTCGGGCCACAAAATGGCACGGTAGCCCACAAGATGCGCCGATTGTCCGAGGATGCAGAGAGGCTGCGGGCAGATCGTGAGGCCGCGCTGGCGCCCCGGCTAAAGCTGGACGCCCTGAACTTGGCTGTGGACAAAATCAGCCACATGGCCAAAGAGGGAGGCTATTGCTTTGAGTTGGATGGGTGTGACCCGTGGGTTGCTGATGGGGGCAAAGACTGGGTGGCCATTTTCCCGCCAGGGCCGGGCATCTGCGTATTGCTGAGAACGGAGGTGCTGCCATTCCTCGCCGATAGCCTGCGTGAAATGGGGTTCCGGGTAGAGGAAGTCATGGGTATTGGCGAGCTATACGGCATCACCCATATTAGAGTGGAGTGGTGACATGACAACCATAGCCTACAAGCACCCCCATATCGCCACGGACAGCCGAGAGGTGGCGGGCGACATGATCCGCACGGACAGCGCCGACAAGCGATTTCTGCACCGCAACGGCATATTCTTCTTGTCTGGCGCCACCCCGCACATGGACCGGTTTATGAATGCCTGGGCCCCGGAGGGCGGCGGGGAGTGCGAACACGACATTGAGGGATTTGCCATTGCTGGTGGCGTCGTCTACCAGACCGGTATCCATGATGGCAAGGTGTGGACGTACCCTGTCCCATCCGACAGCGGCCTGCATCTGGCCTGCGGATCGGGCGCCAGCTTTGCCCTGGCCGCCATGGACTGCGGGCTTGGTGCTGAGGACGCGATAACCGCCGCCAAAAAGCGGGATGTGTTCTCCGGCGGCAAGGTTTGCGTCTATTCAGTGGAAACCGGCGATATGCTACAATAGGCCCCTAACCGCCAGCGCATCTATGCTTGCAGGGCCATCCCTGCCGCTGGCTCCACCCACACCGAATCACGGCAAGACTATGGCCGACACCGATATGCAATTCCAAGAAGGTCACCGCGCCCGCCCGATTGGTGGCGGCAGCTCTGGAATCCAGTCAGGTGGAGCTGGGGCGTAGCAATGGGCAACCCAGTAGGCCGACCCACCAAGTACAACGATGACCTGCAAGCTCAGGCAGACCGCTATGTATATGAGTGGAAAGACATCGGGGACGTGGTTCCCAGTCGGGTCGGGCTGTGCTGCTACCTTGGGGTGGGTAAGCAAACAACCTACGTGTGGGAAGAGAAATATCCCCGTTTTCGGGACACGTTAGCGGCTGTGGACGCATTGCAAGAGCACGTGGCCCTCAATCGGGGTATCAATAACGAGTTCAACAGCACCATTGTCAAACTGGTCCTGGCCAACCACGGGTATAGCGACAAGCAGGCCGTAGACCATTCCTCGAAAGATGGCTCGATGTCTCCGCGCCCGGCCCTGGACGCCTCCAAACTATCCGGCGCCGCCCTGCGGGAGCTGATGGATGCCCGCAATACCGAATCTGACTGAGGCCGACTGGCTGGCCATTGAGCGTGAGGCCTGCCGCCGGTCGCTCGCCACATTCGTCCGTGAGGCGTGGCATGTCCTTGAGCCCGGCCAGCCCTACATCCACGGGTGGCACGTTGAGGCCATTTGCGAGCACCTGGAGGCCATCACCTACGGCGACCTGACGCGCCTGCTGATCAACATCCCCCCGGGCACCATGAAATCGACCCTTACGTCTGTATTCTGGCCTGCCTGGGAGTGGGGCCCGCTAGGCAGGCCGCACACTAGGGTTATCGGGGCATCCCATGAGCAGGGCCTTGCTGTCCGGGATACCCGGAAGATGCGCAATCTGTTGATGTCCGACTGGTACCAGACCCGGTGGCCCCTAGCCCTGACCAGCGACCAGAACCAAAAGACTTTCTACGAGAATGACCAGACCGGGTTCCGGCAGGCGTGCGCCGTTGCCTCCATGACGGGCAAGCGTGGGGATCGGGTGATATGGGATGACCCGCACAGCGTGGAGGCGGCACTGTCTGATGCCCACCGGGAGACGGCCCTGCGGGTATTCCAAGAGACCCTGCCCACCCGGCTGACCAATCCCGACTCATCCGCCATTGTGATCGTCATGCAGCGGCTCCATGAGCTGGACGTGAGCGGGTATATCCTAGAGAACGAACTGGGGTATGAGCACCTGTGCCTGCCCATGGAGTTTGAGCCGGAACGGCGGTGCGTGACGTCCATTGGGTTCCAGGACCCGCGCAAGGAAGAGGGCGAGCTGCTGTTCCCTGAGCGGTTCCCCCGCCATGTGGTGGAGCGGGACAAGAGGGTGATGGGCACATACGCCACGGCTGGCCAGATGCAACAGCGCCCGGCCCCCCGAGGGGGCGGATTCTTCGATTGGGGCAAGATCGGCGTGGTTCGGGAGCTGCCTGCTGATATCGGCAACCCGATACGGTACTGGGACAAGGCCGGGACTGAGGGCGGCGGGGCATATACGGCTGGCGTCAAGATGGCCAGGGGCAAGGATGGCATCTTCTACGTGATCGACGTGGTGCGCGGCCAGTGGGGCGCTGCTGAGCGAGAGAAGGCTATTAAGCAGGCTGCCGATCTGGACGGCGCCAGGACGTCCATCTGGATCGAGCAGGAGCCGGGGTCTGGTGGCAAGGAGTCAGCTGAATCCACTGTCCGCAATCTGGCTGGGTACAGCATTCGGGCTGAAAGGGCCACCGGGGACAAGGCGGTGCGAGCCGAGCCGTACAGTGTGCAGGTCGAGGCCGGGAACGTGAAGGTTCTGGCCGGGGCATGGAACAAGGACTTCATCGACGAGCACAAGACATTCCCTGTCGGCAAGTACAAGGACCAGATCGACGCGGCCTCCGGGGCGTTCAACAAATTGGCCCAGCCAGCCGGGGCGGGCATATGGCTGAAATCGAAGCACCGATGAGTTACAATAACCAAACGTTATAAGAGGCCCGCTCCATGGACGTGAAACAGCTATTCGTCAACGCCCTGCGCAGCCGGTTCATCCAGCAGTTTGCGCCGGGGTCGATGGACTCCAAGCGCCCGGCGGCTTGGCTGGACTACGGCTATCCGCAGTATCCGGATTTCGACACCTATTACTCGATGTACCAGCGCAACGGCATTGCCCGCGCTGGCGTGATCCGCCATGTGGAGAAAACGTGGCAGACCTTCCCGGCCATCCTTGAGAGCGACGAGCAGCACGACCCCACCAAGTGGGAGCTTGACCTAGAAGCGATGTTTGAGCGCCTGGACTTCTTCAAGATGCTCAAGGGCGCCGATGAGCGCAACCGGGTAGGCCAGTATGCCGGACTGGTATTCATCTTCGCGGACGGCAAGGAGCCGCATGAGCCCGTGGACCGCGTGCCGGGCGGCCTGAATGGGCTGGTGAAGATCATCCCGGCGTTCCAGTCCCAGCTTGAGCCCTCGGCCTACGTCTCCGACCCCCGAAGCCCCCGGTACGGTGAGCCGGAAACCTACTCATTCAACGAATCCGAGATTGGCGACCGATCCACGGACAACCCCGGTCGAGTCCTGACCCTGCACCACACCCGTGTTCATATCTGGGCGGAGGGGGCGGACGACGGGTCCATATTCGGCACCCCGGCCCTCAAGGCGGGCCTCAATGCCCTGCTGACCATGGAGAAGATCGTCGGTGCCGGTGGTGAGGGCTTCTGGAAGACGGCCCGCGCCCCAATGCAGATGAACGTTGATCCCCAGGCCAATCTCCAATCCCTGGCTGCTATGATGGGGGTGGAGGTCGACGGCATCCCGGACAAGCTAGACGAGATTCTGCGGGACTTCTACTCGGGTGCGGACAAGTCGCTGCTGCTTCAGGGCATCGACTCCAAGCCACTATCCATTAGCCTGCCCAGCCCGCGCGAGTTCTTCAATGTCGCCCTTGAGGAATTCGCCGCCTCCCTGCCGTGCCCGCTGCCCATCCTCATGGGCCACCAGACCGGCGACCGCGCCAGCCAGGAGGATTCCAACGAGTGGAACTCCACCATTATGGCGCGCCGTGAGACGCTGGCCAAGCCCGAGATTCGCCGCATCATCCGCTACTTGATGGATGTTGGCGTGATTCGGGAACGGGCATTCGTCGTGGATTGGGATGACCTGACCGCGCCGAGCCAAGAGGACAAGCTGGCCCTGGCCGATAAGATGGCCGACATCAACCAGAAGATGCTGGGTCGTGGTGACGCGGTATTCTCTGCTGACGAAATGCGCGAAGTGGTGGGGTATGAGCCCAACGAGGCCGACGGCGATTTCGACGAGGAAGACGACTTTGACCCGGAAGCGGACGAGCTGAATGCCGAGTAACCAGCCGATCCTCCCCCGCCACCCCAATAACCCGGTGGGTGGTGTTAAGCGCATCCGCCGCATCCGGGGCAAGATGGGCAAGCACCTGTCGTCCGTCCGGGGGTGGCTGCTGGAAGAACTCAAGAACCTGCCGTACAACCGGGTAGCCGTCAACGCCTTCGACGTGAACCTGTCCCGATATGAATACCAAGTTGACGTGTCCGAAATGGAGCGCATCAACCGGGAACTGCGGGAGCGCATGGGCCAGGGTCCGGACGATTACACCGCCGATCAGGTCCGGTCCGCCTACGAGGAAGGCACGGCGCACGCTGTCACCAATCTGTCACACCTGACCGACGACTACACCCGAGACATCGTGCAGGTCGTATCCAGTGCCCCCTACCAGCGGCGTGTCGCCCTGGTGGCCTCGCGGGTATTTGAGGAAATGCGCGGCTTTGAGGGCCAGACAGCCACCGATCTGGCGCAGACGCTCCGCCGGGGCATGGAATTGGGCCAGAGCCCCCGTGACATCGCCAGGGACATCCGTGACCGCTTTGGTGTGGCCAAGTCCCGCGCTGACCGTATCGCCCGCACAGAGGTCACCACGGCGCTCCGGCGGGGCAGGCTGGACGAGGCCGACGATGCCCAGCAAAACCTCGGCATTCGCACTACCATGCTGTGGATGTCCGCCCTGCTGCCGACTACCCGCCAATCCCACCGCGCCAAGCACGGCAACTACTACTCCACCCAGGAGGTCCGGGATTTCTACTCTCGGGACGGGAATTCGATCAACTGCTACCTGCCCGGTACCTTGGTGCGGGGTCGCTTTATAGCGGGCTCAAAAGCCCATTACGCGGGCGACGCTATCAATATCGTGACTGCTGGTGGGCGGAATCTTTCCGTCACCCCTAATCACCCCGTATTGACCAGTCGTGGCATGGTTCCTGCTGGCGATATCCGCAAAGGCGACCAGCTTGTCTGCTATAGGGCCAAGCAAGAATTTGCGGTTGGGGTAGGTGCATTGAATAACGAACACCGAGACTCCCCTGTCGAGGATGTGTTTACTGCGATTTCTGAGGGCGGCCATTCTCTGGATGCCGGGGTGCGTGCTGTAGACTTCCACGGCGATGGCCGGGGAATGAATGAAGGCGTCCACATTGTACGGGCCGATAGGATGCTGCCCGTCAACCTGGAATCCTCGGCTGCGCACCTCTTGGATGATCTCGCGCTCAAACATCCCCACCCTGTCGCGACGCCCTTGGGCCCGCTTCGCCCTGGTGGCATCCGAGTCGGACATGCCGCGCCTCGCCTCGTGGGCGGCGCCCGCAAGCTGCTTTCTTTCTTCCGGGGTCAGTCGGGCCATTCGCAGGCTGTTGGCGTCGCTGCGACCGCGAATGGGCAGGCCTCGACCCTTGAACCATCGGGTCAGGCTAATTCGGGAAACGCCACACTCCTTGCTAAGCTGCAAGATGGACTTGCCAGCCTCATGCTGCCGGTGAAGCGCCAGCACATCAAACCGGTTCACGGGGGCGTTCTCGCGTATAGGACTGAACCCGGCCCGCTTGAATCGTTCGTAAACGGTCCGACTGGATATCCCGGCCTGGGCGGCGATTTCCTTGAGGGTGGCTCCGGCCTTGCTGAGCTGGATCATGTCGTCAGTGTCGAGCGGTTTGGCTACGTTGGCCATGTGTACGATCTCCAAGAGAAAAGTGGCCTCATGATAGCTGATGATGTAATAACGAGCAACTGCCGCTGCACGCAGATCGAGACCCTTCTGGACGAGAACGGCGAACCCGTCAGCCCAGGCTTAGGCCGAAAGCTTCGACAAGAGAAGTAGGTTATTCCAAAACGATATAAGACAATCGTCGCCGGGATTGGTAGGGTTGGTGGAAACACATAGGAGGAAATATGGCTATTTTGGCAATCTTGTTGATAATCACGGCCCTGGCTGCGGTGGCGGTTATGTTCGATAGCGGTCTGTGCATGATCGGGCTTATATCGTTCCCGGTGTTGGTGTTGGCAATTCTGGTGATTCCTCTGAGCCACCTAAACATCAATGCGAAGATGGCAAAAATGGAGGCCAGAGAGAGCCTGCATCGCAGCATGGAGCGGGACATTACGAGTGCCGCGTGGCAGATGAAGGTTACCGAGTATAACGAGCAGGTGGCAATTTGGCAGTTTTACAATAACGGCTGGCTGTACGACATCTGGATTCCCGATGCCGTTGACGATATGCGGCCACTGAAATAATGCGAAACAATCAGGAGGATGACATGACAACAGACTGGACCTACGACCACGAACTGACCAAGACCCTGTGCCCCCAAGCAGCGGCAGAGGTGGAGCGGCTGCGGGCTGAAGTGGCGGAATTGCGCGCAGATGCCGAGCGTTACCGCTGGCTGTGCGACGGCAACAGCTACTTCATGGAGGAAGAGTATCTGTGCGGCTATGACAACGAAAAGGCCAAGGCGGATCAGGCTATTGATGCCGCCATGGCGGGGGATGGGGCCGCACAAGCCCCTGTGTCGGACTACTTCACGGGGGATCATGTGCGTGCCCTCGTAGATATTATGACTGCCCCAACTGACAAGGAATCCTTGACGGTTGCTGCGCCCCAGGTGGCGGTGCCGGAGCAGCGGGAGTGGAATCAGGCAGCGGGCCGGGACGACCTCAAGTACACCGAGGGCTGGAACGATTGCCGCGCTGCCATGCTCGCCGCCACCCCCACCGCGCCCGCCGAGGAGCCGGAAACGGTAACCTTGGATCAGCATGACCGGGAAATGACCCAGGTCATCGAAGAGCGCGACGAATACCACGACATCGCCGACAAGCTGGCCGATGCAATTGCCGAGCATATGGGTGTCGAAATAGGCGAGCACAGCAGCGCTAACTGCCCCTGGGAGAATGCCCTGGAGGCAATGGCCAATGCCGACCCCGACCAACAACCTGTAAGCGATCCTGATGGGCTGCGATCCGCTGCGGCTGCACTGCTGGAGCGACTGCCCACTGACGATATTGGACTGGCTGTGTTCCACGCCGGAGACGAAGTGCGGGCCCTCATGGACGCCCTGTCCGCCCCCGCCCGGATGAGCGGGAGATAGCGGCACTGCGGGATGTGGCAAAGGCAGCCCAAGATTTCTGTGACTGGGAGCCCTCAAAAGAATCGCACCCACATTCGGCGATTGAGTTTGTAACCGTGGAATCAGCGTTGCGTGATGCCGTTCACCGCCTCCGCGCCGGGAAAGACCTCAATCAGGCCATCCTGGATGGTTTGCTGGCTTCGTCACAGATCGCCATTCAGTATGAGCTTGCTTATCAGCACGCTGTAATGTCCTCGCCGGAGCCGGATCGCACTGTGGCGCCACCCGCCCTTGAGTGGATCACGGGTTACGGATGGGGTGACCACCGCTGAAACCAAACAACCCTGCGCTCTTGACTCGCTCCGGCGGGTCTTTTTTTGCCCTGTTGCCCTTATAACCAAAAGGCATGTATAATCCTTGCTATAGTCGCGGGTCTGTTATATGGGCCTGTCCACGAATCGCGGGGAGTGCCAATGCCGCAAGTTCGCGTGAACGTCCATACCAAGGTTCGGAATGCCGACATCCGCCGGGAGAAGCGGAACGGGCGGGACTACCTGATTGTCCCCTCTGCCACGCTCCCGGATGGCATTATTATGAATGGCGGGCTGTACCCTGCCGAGGAAATCGAGCGCTCCTACATGACTCTGGAGCGCACCCCGGCCCCGCTGGGCCACCCTCAGAACGGTGATGGCTCCTATATCTCCGCCAGTGACCCGGTAGCCATTAACGAATACTGGGTTGGCGCCTACAACGAGAACGTCCGCCGCGAGGGTGGCCGTGTCTACTTGGACAAGGCCATTGACGTGGAAGTGGCCGAGCGCACCGAGAAGGGCCGGGCACTGATGGAGGCCATCAACAAGGGTGAGCCGATCCACACCTCCACCGGGCTGGTGCTTGAGCAGGAGGAGGCTGAGGGCGACGGGTATGGCTGGATTGCCCGCAATATGGTGTTTGACCACGACGCCATTCTGCTGGGCGATATCGGTGCTGCCACCCCCGAACAGGGCGTAGGCATGATGGTCAACGCCCAAGACCCCGAAAACCCCCTGCCGGTGCTGAACTTCTCCCTTGAGGAATGCGCCGAGCACGACGTTGAATTCGCTGCCATGGGGCTTGCTCGCGCCATTGTCGATATGGACACGGCCCGCGCCATGGATAGCATCAAAGATCGCATCATGGGTGCCGTTCGCGGCCTCATGGGTGGTTCCCGCGAGGGAGACGAGAACGAAGCCGACGGCTTCTCTGTAAATCATCAAGAGGGCAATCAAATGCCGATCACTGAAGAGCAGCTCAAGGCGCTGCAAGACAAGGTGGATCAACTGTCCGCCAACGCCGAGGGACTCAAAGACACAGTGAGCGAGGCTGTCGGTGAGGCAGTTAAGCCGCTGAGCGAGAAACTGGAAACCCTGGAAGCCAACGCACAGAAGCGGGAAGACGCCCAGCGCGAAGCCCTGGTGAATGCTGTGGTTGAGGCTGGCCTGCTGGACGAAGAGGAAGCCAAAGAGGTTCCCCTGTCCGCCCTGAACAAGCTGGCGGCCAAGGCTAAGCCGGGTTCCGCCCACAATATCTTCGGCGCGCACAATCAAGGCGGCGCGAACGAAGATGAACTTTCCGACGAGCTGCCGGAGTAATTCGATATGACTACCGCGAACGTTGTTTTTTCCGGTCCGGCTGACGTTGTGAAGCCGACCTATCAAGAGGCGGTGCTGGCTTCTGGCCAAACCCCGCTGCCCGGCACCCTGGTGCTGAAAAGCTCCGGCGAGTGGATTGCCCATAACGTCGAGGGCCAGGGCGGCGCTTACCGCGTCATCGACCTCAACATCATCGAGCAGGGCGGCGTTACTGATGCCTGGGCTGCTGGTGATACTGCCGGTGCTTTCTGGCCGCGAGTGGGCGAAACCTACAACATCATCGTTGCTGACGGTGAGACTGTCGTTGTCGACTCCCCGCTGACCAGCAACGGTGACGGCACTGTCAAGGTCGCCGCCACTGACGGCACCGAGGAAGTCCTGTTCTATTCCGAAGAGGCCGCAAGCCCCTCCGGTTCCACTGCCCGCGTCCGTGCTCGCGTAGCCACCGCTGGCTACAACGCCGACGCTGCCGCGTAACAAGGAGATACCATAATGCTGTATTTCAGCAAAGACTTTGAGAAGGGCATTGGCGGTGCGAACCACAAGGCCCAATACCAGCATGTGACCCACATGCGTAACCAGATGAATAAGCAGTCTGAGCCGCTGGTTATGCAGAATCAGGCCCTGACCGGCTTCACGGGCAATGCTGCTGCCGTCATCCCGCGTGACGTGTACCGGGAGTTTGACTCTCAGACCAAGCAGATAATGCGGGCCGAGAACCTGACCCTGCTCAACGACCTGCTGCCGCTGGCCAAGTCGCTGCCGGTGGGCAAGGTTGAGCACGTCTACCGTCGGGCTTCCGACTCCGGCATCGTGACCAGCTCCGTCAGTGGCCAGACCCCGGCGGAACTGGACAAGGCCGCTTACGACTACGATTCCTCTATCAAGGTCATCCACCAGACCGCATACGGTCGCGAGTGGATGGAAATGGAGGGTCAGCGGTCCGAGGCGTTTGATGGCCTGATCGACGACAACGCCAACGCCGTGCGTGCTATCCGTGACAAGATGGCCGATCACATCTACAACGGCTCCGACGTGTCGTTCAAAGGCACCAGTGCCTACGGCATCAAGAACTCCACCAAGACCATCGACGTGGACCTGGATGCGGGCGGCCTGAACATCAACTTTGCCACCAGCACCGATGCCAGCGCCATTCGCGCCGGCTGGATCGCCATGCTGGATCAAGTCCGCCTGAACGACAACAACGTCAAGCAGCCCGTGACGTTCTATGTCTCCGGCGAGATTATGAGCAACTTCCAGAACTTCTACTCCACCAATGACGTAGGCTTCGGCACCATCCGCGAATCCCTGCTCAAGCTGGTGGGCGTTGCGGACATCAAGGAAGACGAAAGCCTGTCCGGCAACGAAGTGGTTGGCGTGGTTCTGGACAGCCAGTTCATCCGCCCCCTGGTGGGCATGGCGGTAACCACGGTTCCCCTGGATCGCCGTAACCCGTTCGACAACTACAACTTCCTGGTATGGACCAACGTGGGCCTTGAGATTAAGGCTGACTACGCTGGCCGGTCTGGTGTCCTGTACGCCCGAGACATCAGCTAGCTCGAACCAGTGAAGTGATGCACAGGGAGGGGCTTTCGGGCCCCTCTTTTGTCAGGAGGTACGAATGGCGAAGATCAAACCCGTAAACATGCGACAGCGCGGCATCGTCGAGGCTGAGCCCATCATTCTGGAAGGCGGCGATGCGTTCGACTACAAGCCGCACCGGTCCCCGCTGCTGATCCTGTCCAATCCGTCCAGCGAATCCATTGACCCGGTGATTGAGGGCAAGGAATCGTACCCGGTGGGCGTGATACAGCCCGGCTCCGCTATCTGTGTTCGGCTCAAGACCATCGAGGGCAAGCTGTCCCCGAAAGTCACGATCACGAACGGCAAAGACCTCGACGCCCAACTGTTGGAGTTTTGACATGGCAAAGCGATTCACCGTGACAGGCCTCGGCCTGAAGATTGACCGGGTGATGGTAATGCCCGGCAGTGATTTGATTCTGAGCGCCGATCCGCCGAGCCATTGGCAGCGGTTTGGCCATGTGGAGGGCTCCGTGTCTGAGCGAGTATTCCACGTTGCGACCCCCAAGGATGAGGGCGAGCAAGATGATGAGTTGGAAGCGTTGCGAGCCCGCTACAAGGACGTTACGGGCTCCACTCCTGATGGCCGGTGGGGTGCTGAGCGCATCCGGCAGGCACTGGAACAAACCGAGTAAGACGGAGGCGTCATGGCGGTTACGATCACCGTAGAGGAAGTAAAGGACGGCTTTGTCACCTCGGTGCCCGATGCTGAAATCCAGATCGTGATTGACGTGATCGCCGAGGCCGACGCCTGCCTGGACAAGAACTCGGTCAGCGACAACATGCAGCGGCTTCTCAAGCTGTACGCCATCCGACACATGCTGTGGGTCCAGTCCAATGAGGGCCGGGGCTCGGTCACCAGCGAGTCGGCCCCCTCTGGCGCCTCGCGAAGCTACGGACAGTGGCGCGGCGACGGCAGCCCATACTGGGGCACCCTCAAGCAACTGGACCGTACGGGGTGCGTTAGAGCCATTCTGGACAACACGGCAAACCTGTATTTCGGCTCCATAGGTCCGTCGTATGAGTAGCCTAGCCAATTGGAGCTACACCAATATCGCCACCATTTGGCCCAAGACGCTGGACCAATTCAGCCAGCCCACCTATGGCACGCCGTATACTATCGCGTGCACTTGGGAGGACACGGGGCAGACCCAAACCGATGAAGACGGGCGGGAGTTCGTGCCGTCTGCTACGTATTGGTTTGAGGCGGAATACGGCAGTTCCCCGATACCGGGGCGGGGCGACTACATCGCCAAGTTTGACCGCACGGGTATCGCAAATCCGCTGGACGCTGGCGGGCAGATGATCCGCCAAGTGACCAGTTGGGATATGTCCCCGTTCGGCAATGAGACCCCGGACTGGGCCGTTTACACATCGAGGGGTGCGCGGTAATCATGGCGGTTGAAGGCGAAGATGACGTGATGCGGTATTTCGACGAGCAGGCCCGCCGGATATCCGGGCCGCTGTCCAATAGGTTCGTCACTGAGGTACTGATTACCGTTGCAGGCTATGCCGCCTATTACACCCCGGTGGACACGTCCAACCTGATCAATAGCCAGTTCCGCCGCGTGAAGAAGACCACGAACGGCTATGAGGGCGAGCTTGGATACGGCGCCAGCTATGCGCCATTTGTCCATGATGGCCCTCAAAAGAACTGGCAGAAGTCCAGCGCCTCAAACAAGTTCCTGGAAAAGGGCGTGGAAGAAATGATTAAGACCGACCTCGAAAACCTCATTGATAGGAATTTCGACGTATGAGCGCCGAGCTGCTGCAACGAATCCAGGGCCACCTTGACGCCGAGGGCCTGCTGGCCGGGTACGACACCCTATATTTCCGCTGGACCGACGAACAGGTCAACGGCAACACCCCGTTCATCTTGTTCCGCGCCGCCGGTAGCGCCGGGGATGACAACTATGTCGTCCAGTATCCCGATGTGCGCATCATCCTGGTGGCCAACCCATCGGGTGCCGTGGCGGGCGACGCCCGTATGCGGGAGATTATTCGGTTCTTCCGGGCGGATGACGGGTACAGGATCACGGGCGCCTCTGGCGAGGTACTGTCCGTCGCCCCAATCGGCCCGGTGATCGGCCCCCTGTACCTTGAGAATGACCGCCCCATCTGGGAGCTGAACGTGCGCTGTCTGGTGGACGATTACTAGATCAATTTGTGCTAAACTAACCCCGAGTTATAACCCTAGAGGATATACACATGGCTTTTCCCCTGGCTGGCCGCGATGTAGACATTTACCGTGGCGACGTTTCAACCGGCGACCTGATCGCGGGCTGCCAAAGCAAATCCGCGACCATCAACAACGAGCCCATCGACATCACCAGCGATGACGACGACGGTTTCCGCACGCTGCTGGCAGACCCGGCCACCCGCTCTATGGACATGAGCGTGGAAGGCGTCACCAAGGACACCATCTTGCTGGAAGCCGCGACCGGCGCCACCAGTGAGTTGCTGACTGGGCACGTCATGGACATCCCCGGTGTTGGCACCATTGAGGGTGATTTCTATCTCAACTCGTTTGAGCTGGGCGCCCCCACCGCTGAGGCCGTGACGTTTACCGCGTCCCTACAGTCCAGCGGTGAATTCACGTTCACCCCCGAAACCCCGTAAGGAGACCCCATGAGCCAGCTTAGCCCTGTCACCCTGGAGTACAACGGACGTACCCACGTTATCGACAAGGAAGACGGCATTTGGGGGCTTATCGAGGCCATCGAGGATGTAATTGGGTACTTCCCCCTGATTCAGAAAATGAGCAAGGGGGATTATCCGGCGGCCAAGATTTACCGCGCCTACGCATCCGCGCTCAACTACGCCGACCCGCGCAACCCGGTGACGCCCAACCAGATTAGGTCCGAGACGAACTATGAGGACCTTGGGCAGATGACCGGTGCGTTGGCGCAGATTCTCGCCATGGGTCAGCCAGACGCCGACCTGGAGGTGGGCGATCCGCGCACCCCGGAAAGCGAGGATGACGGCCAAAAAAAAAGCGAGGCGGAATAGTCCGGGCCTGCTATGAAATTTGGGTGGGCTGGGGTTACAGCCCGGTGGAGTTTTGGCGCACCCACCCAACTGAATTTTGGTGGATCGCCGCCGCCAAGTTTCAGCAGGCCAACCCGCCAAAGCCCTACGCGGGCAGCCTGACCCGCCGGGACGTGGAGCGGCTGAGCAAACGACTGGAGCGGAAACGTGGCAGACAATCCCACACTGAAATTCACGATAACGGCTGACAACTCCGAGCTTGAGCGTAAGGTATCAAGCTCCAAGGAGCAGGTTAAGCAGTTATCCAGTGAGTTTCGTGCCGGTGTTACTACCGCTGCCAAGTGAGGCGCGGCTCTATCCTCTGCCGCCGCCATTGGTGCGGTCGCAATCACTCGCTCCGCCGCCCAGGCGGGCCGGGAAATCTCCAATCTTTCACGCATTTCCCGCGCCTCCACAACGGAGTTCCAGCGTAATGCTGCCGCTGCCCGCACGGTGGGCATTGAGCAAGAAAAGCTCGCCGACATCTACAAGGACATGCGGGATCGCATCGGTGATTTCATACAGACGGGCGGCGGCCCGATGGTGGATTTCTTTGAGCGTGTCGCTCCGCAAGTTGGGGTAACCGCTGAGCAGTTCCGAAAGCTGTCTGGTCCCCAGGCCCTGCAACTGTTTGTCAGCAGCATGGAGCAAGCCGGTCTGTCCGGCAATGAGCTGGTGTTCCAGATGGAGGCCATGGCCTCCGACTCTACATTGTTGCTGCCACTTCTACAGAGCAACGGGCAGGCTCTTCGTGCGCTGGGCGACGAGGCCGAGCGGGCCGGGCGCATCCTGTCTGAGATTGACGTTGCCCGCCTTGAGCTGGCCGGGCAGCAGATGGCCAAGTTCGACCAGACCATGGAAACGGTTAAAAACCAGCTTGGCGCCCAACTGGCCCCCATTCTGGCTGGCGTGGCCAACCTGATCGACCAAGCCGCTCAAGAGGCCGGGGGTTTCGGGAACCTCATCGAGCAAAATTTCCAGAAGGTGATCGACGGCGCCGCCTTCATAATGGATTCCATTGAGGGCGTGAAGCGTGTGTTTCAGGTGGCCGGGCGCACTGGCGTACTGGCTTTCCTGAAGCTAGAAGAGCAGCTTTGGCAGGCAGCCGACACGATCGTCAACGGCCCCGCTGCTGCGACCAATGACTTCATCGGGCTTCTGAACAAGGTTCCGGGCGTCGACATTGAGCGGGTTGGAATGTCTGGCCTGGGTCGAGATATTTATCAGAACCTGCAGACGGCCCGCTCCGCCACTCAGATTGCCATGCAGGATATCCAGGACATCCTCATGGAGCCCATGCCGAGTCATGGGATAAAAGAGTGGGTGAAGGAAGTTCAGCAGTCCGCCGACGAAGCCGCGAAAACGCTACAGCAGCGCATGAGCGAGGCCATGTCCCAAGAGGGCGCGGGCATGTCGGTATTCTCGGACGACGAATCCGAGAAAAAGCGCCAAGAGAAAGTCCAGCAGCAGCGCGAGGAAGCCCTGCGCCGGATGGAAGAGGAAAACAAGAGCCGCCTGGAAATTCTATTGGAGCGGGCCAAGAGCGAGGAAATTCTACACGCCGAACACCTGCAACGCCTGCGCGATCTGGACACCCTGCACCGCGAACAAGGGTTGATCAGCGAGCAGGAATATCAGGAACAGCGCTTGAAATCGATGCAGGACTACATGGAGCAGCAGGTCGGCATCCAGCGTAGCGGCTACGACGCCATGAACAGCATTGTGGCCAAGGGGCTTGGTGCCGAGGCGGGCATGGTCACGGATGCCCTCGGGTCCATGATCAACTCCATGTCATCCCAATCCAAAAAGGCGTTTGAAATCAAGAAGGCCCTGGCTATCTCCAACGCTGTTGTGGGTGGCTACGACGCCGCCGTGATGGCGTGGGAGGCAGGCATGGCGACTGGTGGTCCCTGGGCGCCTGCGGTGGCTGCTGCGTACACTGCCGCGTCTCTGGCGAAGACGGGCTCACAGATTGCCGCTATCAAGTCTCAGAGCTTTGGTTCTGGCGGCGGCGGCAGTGCTGGCGGCGGCGGTGGTGGCACTGCGCCCCAGGTCGCCACGTCTGAGGCTGTGCGGGGAACCGGCGGCAGTGGCGGCACCATTATCAACATTCGCGGCGTTGACCCCTCGCAGATTTACACCGGGGAGCAGATTGACGGCCTGATCTCTGCGATCAACGAGCGTGGCGACCAGGGCATGACCATCAGGACATCAACATGAGCGTAGTCATTTCCTCAAGCCTCATCCTGTCCGCTGGTTCCTCGGGGTTCCCGCTGACGCACGCTCGCATCCTTTACGAGAATCTGGCGTTGCCGGAGAATGTCACGGGGTCCAGCTCTGCCGCTGCGTTCCCCGCTGAAGACGCCGCACGGGCTACGACCTATGACGGCTGGAAACCCGCGTCCCTCCCGGCGGAGTGGACCGTTGACAACACCGACCCCATGACCGTGAACGCGGTTGGCATCGGTGCGCACAACTTCGGCGTGACCGGCCCGCACACCGTGGCCGTGGAGCACAGCGACGACGGGCTGGCTTGGACTGAGGCGGCGAGTGTCATTGCATCAACTGGTGATCCGGTCCTGTTCCTGTTCGACGACACCACGGCGCAATACTGGCGCGTCACCCTGGACGGCGGCGACCCCCCGTTTATCGGCGTGATCTACATGGGCCAAGCCCTGGCGATGCAGCGGGCGATCTACGGCGGGCACGCCCCGGCGCCCCTGTCTCGCTCCACGGATATCGTTCCCAGCCGGTCCGAGGGTGGCCAGTGGCTTGGCCGGTCGATCATCCGCAAGGGCGTCACCACGTCGTACCAGTGGCGCCACCTGAAGGCTGCTTGGTATCGCCAATACTTCGACCCGTTCGTGAAGTCGGCTCGGACTACGCCGTTCTTCATCGCATGGCGCCCGGAGACTTACCCCAACGAGGTGGCCTACGCTTGGACGAAATCAGACATTCGACCCAGCAACATGGGCATTCGGGATTTCATGGAGGTAACGGTAAGCGTGGAGGGCCTGACGGATGAGTGAGGTTGACCGCCTTGGCCGGGAACCTATCGAGGTTCTGACTCTGCACCAAGACTTTTGCGAGCTGACATGGGGTGAGTTCCCGTGCGCCGCAAACGAAGTGGAAAACTTTGTATATGACTCCACCTTCTCGGAGGCTGGCCAGTATTACGATGCGCTTCCCCCGGGCGCCTCTATACTGTTTAGCCAGCAAGGTCCATTTGATTCAGCCGAGGCGCTAAAGGTCAACGCTCCCGGCGAGTCCGCTGCCTTCCTTGAGGTGAATTACGAAACATCACCCTCGGTCTCGGGAACCCCGATTCCAGCGTCTCTGCGCAATGAAATTAAGGCCCTTGCATCCATTCGCGCTGGCGACTTCGTGGGCACCACCCGGCTATCGTTCAGGATTTTCGGCGATGCCGACAGCGGTTCATTCAGCATAAATAACGTTCTTGAATATGATGTTGATGCTGGCACCGCCAGCATGGTTGGCCCGACTGCGGAGGTTGTCGATTTTTCCGTAGATGCCGAGCCGAACGATTATTTCAGATTTAGCATAACGGTGGACTTTTCGGCGTACTGGGAGGATAACGCCGAGAATGTAGAGTTCGCCATGATTGCATCCGCCGACGACGACACCGGGACGGATGCGTCTTTCTTTTTTGCGCGCCCCCAGGTAACAAGCAATGATGCGGTTGAATACTGGCCTACGAACGGGAATGAGCAGAAGGTAGCACAAAACATAGACAACGGCCCCTGCTTCAACACTCGCGCCACGTGTCAGGCCATCCAGTCGTACACCCTCGGCGACCCGCTGGAACTGAACTTCGCCAGCCCCCAGCGCAACATTCCACGGGATGACTATTACATCCCCATGCTCACTGCCGCTAAAACCACCGCCGCGAAGATCAACCCCGGCGGGGCCGACGGCAACAGCAAGGCCCTGGGCGTGCGTGCGACCCTCTCAGCGACGTTCCAGGATGCGCCGCACACTGACCGCCTTGTCGATAAGTACACCTCACAGCGCGACTATGACCCCTTTGAGCGGTCCACGTTTTGGGCCAAGTGGCGGGCACGGAATCCGTACTACATGCATCGCCGCCTTGACCTGAAATCCGGGTACATGAAAGACGGCGTGATTGAGCCGGAGTCCATGACCACCCGCACGTTCTTCATTACCGGGTTCAGTGGGCCGAATGCCTCTGGTCAGGTGACGGTCAAGGGCGAGGACGTGCTGACCCTGGCGCAGAACAGCAAGGCCCAGGCTCCGAAGGCGTCCCCCGGCAAGCTGCTCAACGACATTGACGACACGGTGACGGAGCTTGAGCTGGCCCCGCCGGAGGGTGGCGGTGCGTGGTCCACCGACATTTACCCCATGTCGGGGTTCCTCCGCATCAATGACGAAGTGGTTTCCTACACGCGTCAGTCCAGCGGGACGAACGTGTTTGACATCGTGCGCGCCCAACGGGCCACCGATGCCGAAACCCACGACGCCGACGACACCGCCCAGTGGTGCCTTGTCTACACGTCCGAGACGCCCCCCGATATCCTCTATGACCTGCTCAACACCTATGCAGGCATTGACGCCGTGTACCTGGACAAGACGCAGTGGGATGCGGAATTCTCCACCTACATGGGCACGCTGTACAGTACGTTCATTTCCGAGCCGGTGGGCATTAGCACGCTGGTATCTGAAATGTGCGAGCAGATGTATTTCGTTATCTGGTGGGATGAACGCCAGTCCAAGGTTTTCATCCGGGCGATCCGGTCGGCTTCCGATGATCAGGTGTTCGACCTGAACGACAACCAGAACCTGCTCGCGGACTCGATATCCTGGACCGACCTACCCGACCAGCTCATCACCCAAGTGTGGGTCTACTACGGCCAGCGCAACCCGGTGCGCAAGCTGGACGAAACCGATAACTACCGGGCGGTGCGCATTATCACTGACGCGGACGCGGAATCCCCGGAGCGCAATGGCATCCAGAAAATCAAGGCGATCTATTCCCGCTGGATCGACGCGGGCAACGGCGGGGCGGCGGATGAATTGGGCGAGGCGATCCTGCGCCGGTACGCCAACATCCCCCGCGAATGCAAGTTCTCCGTTGATGCCAAGGATGGGGCTATCTGGCTGTCTGACTTTATCCAGATCACCAACCGGCTCCGGGTGGACCAGTTCGGTGTACCGGAGCTGGCGAACCTGCAAGTCTACGAAGCCCGCGAGGCGCAACAGGGCTCCGTGTTTGAGTACAGCGCCCAAGAGTTCCTGCTGCCGGATGAGCCCGAAGACCCGAACGATATCGAAATTCTCATTGACGCGGACTATGCAAATATCAACCTGCGTTCGTTCTATGAGGAACGCCGCTCGCCGCCCACCGGGGTGGAGACCATCACGTTCCGTATCACGTCCGGCGTGACTATTGGCGGGTACACGGTCGGCGATACCAACATGCCCGACCCGTTCACGTCCGCCGATGACCTGTATTACAGCGGGGGCATATCCTACATCGACGCCACCGCGTCGCCGAGCTATATCGAAACCATCAATTTCGGGCAAATCCCCATCTTGCAGCGCCAGGGCATTGGGTCGATGCGAACGATTGCCAGGGGTTCCACCTACACCGACGTGGACGATGGCGCTATCGGTGACGCCGATGTCGAGGTGCGCGAGTACCCGGTCAGTCACGCCATTGAGACGGGCGACTGGCCGGTCGGGACGGTGATTCGTCTGGTGGTCGAGGCCGGCGCACGGGTCATTGGCGAGGGCGGCAACGGTTCGTGCCATGCGACCACGGATACTATTGATGAGCTGTTCGACGGCGACATCAAATACTACAACGCCGTTAAGGGTGGTGATGGTGGCCATGCCCTGAAGGTGGAATACGATATTGAAATCGACAATCGGGGCACCATTGCCGCCGGCGGCGGGGGTGGCGGTACGGCCCGCGTCGTTTTCATAAGCACCAACCTAGTAACCAACACCTCGGCACACGGCGGTGGCGGTGCGGGCTATGCAATATCCGACGTTAAAAACTGCCTGGAAAACGGTAGCTGGTCTGTGCGCACCGATCCATCGGTTGGCGACTTCCTGGTCGGCGGTGGCCGGGGTCTGGTGCAGTTCGACCCCGACAACTTCGGGCGCGGTGGCAACGGTGGCGATGCGGCCACTGACGGGGATCGGGGCTTGGCTGAAGTGATCGACTTCGGCAGGGGAATGGGCTTCGGCGGGAAGGCGGGTTATGCCATTTCCGAGGGGGCAGATATGATAACATGGGCCAATAAAGGCGATGTGCGCGGAGCGGAGTTTAACTGATGGCACTGGCGAAATTTCAGCAGACGGTGATGGACGCGAAAGGCAACATTCTCATTGGCGCCAGCGTCAACCTTTACACCACCGGGACCACTACGGAAGTACAGCTTTACTCCGACCGCGCCGGGACCACACCGGTATCCCAGCCCATCATCACCGACGGTAACGGTCTGGCCGAATTCTACGTCGTGCCGGGCATC